TGTGCTTTTCGAAATAGCTTTTAAGATTACCGCCTTTGAAGTAGTTGGCATCGAGGCAATGCGATTTGTCCCGATCTGTAAACCCGTCTTCCAATATGTCTTTTAATACAAGACCGCGATCTTCAGGTTCTTGTACGTTCGGTATGTTGGTCCAGTAATATCTTTGTCGGTTTTGTGCGCTGACTAGCGAACTATTGATGAAAACAGGTTCGACACCGAGTTGTTCTGTGATGACATCAAGATACTCTTTTTTCATGCGCACGTTTTCTAGTAGAAAGTATTTTGGTTTGCACTCTTTTAATAGTCTTACAAACTCAAAGAACAAAGCAGAACGCGGATCATCAAAAGCCAATTGATCTCCCGCAAAACTAAAGCCCTGACATGGCGAGCCGCCTACTAGAATGTCTATGGGGGGTAGGTCTTTTGCGAATACTTTTGTTATGTCGCCCAGTTGTATCGTATCTGGATAGTTTTTTTGCGTGATTTGTATGGGGTATTTGTCGATCTCTGATGCGAGATATTGTTTGATGGGTATGCCCAGTTGTCTAAGAGCAATTTGTACACAGCTCATGCCGTCAAATGTGCTCAATACCGTTTGAGGTTTCATAATTCTCTCCAATTTAGTTAAGTGTGTGGCCCCATTGTTTGCTCGTTCATTTCTTGGGAGAATCGCCAACGCAAACCAGCAAACTTTTCTGTATCTTACGAACTGGGACCACTTTTTGTCCGTAAACTTAACTAGCGTTGGCTAAATCTTTTGGGCACGGTGTCCACCATGATGGTTTTTCCCTGCCTTTTTCCCATTTTGCATAAGTCTTTTCCGCTATGCAATATTTTCTGTAAGATTCTATTGGATCATCACATTTGTACTCGTCTGGCATAGCAAGTGCAACGGGTGTCATTGGCCCAGTGACTATGTTTTGTGGCAAACTTGTCAAAGACCAAGCAAGTTTTTCATAACTGGCGTGATCTTTGTCATATCGATAGTAATATTCTAAAGACAGCGCAAGAAAATGGTCAACCAACCAATTGTAATTGCCAGAGGTTTCTCTAGCCCAAATCGTACAAGGGTGATTCATGTATGCTTTTTGATATAATCCTACTTCGTCTGCATATTCATTTCCGTCCAATACGCGATGCGCAGTGCATAACATTTGAGCGGTTTCCAATGGCATTTTTACCAACATTTTGTCGGGTTGCATTTCAGCTGCGCGCCATGGATCTTCGTCGAAATAAAATATGTTCATGGACTAAGTATATAAAACTAGTCCCATACATACAAGTATAATTGTGGATAAAAATATATCGAGTAGGAATTGTACAATTTGACGTTCATTGAGTTTTTGAGGGACGAAGGACCAAGGACTTTTGGTCATTTTCCAGAGTTTTCTTGCTATTTCCATGAGGTAAGCTCCAATTTATAGGCATAAAAGTTTAATTTCTAGGGGTTTTGTGTTGATTTATCCACCGCACCTCAAAAAAACGCAGAAGTTCACTAAAAGTTAGGTGAAAATCGACGTATGGTACGCCTGAAACCCTTTAAAATCAAGGGGTCTTGTTTTCCTATATAGACAACTACAACCTAACCTGAACTTCTATTTCTAGCTTTTTACAAAAAACTAATCAGAAATTTTTTTCAAAAAGTGAGGTGCGGAGGTGCGTTTTGGATGAAACCCTTTGTTTATAGGGGTTTTCACCTAACCTGACTGAGGTGCGGTGGAGGTGCGGTGGGTGCGGTGAAAAATCTTTACTTATTTTTACTTTGATGGTTATAATTCAGTATGCCAAAGGGAACATCAGGAAACTTACAAGGTCGAAACGATAAACACCTGACTCACAAACAAATTAAGTTTGCAAAAGAGTTTGTTTATAACGACGGATCTAAAACACAAACCGAGTGCGCCATTGCAGCTGGGTACAGCAAAGAAAGCGCTCATGTCAGAGCATCAGAACTTTTAAACCCACAAAAATACCCTGTTGTAGTTAGGTATATAAGAGAACTCCAAGCTGAAGTAGATCGTAAATACGAAGTTACATTCGGTAGGCACGTTAGAAAATTAGCAGATATTCGAGATCAGGCCTTAGAAAAAGGTAATTTGACTGCTGCGGTGTCAGCTGAAGTGCAAAGAGGAAGAGCTGCGGGTCTTTATGTTGAGCGTAAAGAGATCCGTACAGGCTCTTTGGATTCTTTATCTGAAACTGAAATCAAGAAAAGAATTAAGGACCTGTTGTCAGACTACAAACCTCTCCTGGAAGCAGAAGAGGCTGTGTTTACTGAAGGTTCTGATTAGTCCTGTTTAATAGTCTTATGGCTCTTTTTGCCAGCTTGTGTGCCTCTTTCTCAATTTGAGTACAAAGCCTAACTTTTTGTCCATTAGAACTAATTAACAAGTATTCATCAGGTTTCTTTATCAGTCGGTAATCCTGCATCATTTTCACCTTGTTTTTCTATGAGAAGTCTCAACCTTGCTAAGTACCATTGAGCCTTCTTTAAATCTTCTATACCATTTTTATGCTCGTAACGCCATAAATATTTGATAATATTTCCTTTTAAATAAGCTCGAAACCCCTCTGGTGTCATGCTTGCTTCAATAGCTCTAATACACTCTATCCCTCCTTGATTATAGTGAGGAGGTTTGTTTACCATGTCAGTCATTTTAAGATTCGCCGTTAAATTTTTCTCGTAACCATTCAGGATATTTTCTGTAGTAGTCAAACACGTTTCGATATTCTCTTTGTCCGTGTTCTCTTCTTTCTCGACAATTGCTGTCGTACATTTGTTGAACAAAGTAATAGAATTCAGGATCTTCCTGAAGGTCTTGGGTCATTTTTTCCCACTCACTTTTTCGCCATATTTTTGTCATTTTTTCTTTGGTATTGTTTGTATAGGCCCGTTTTTAATTTTGTAGATTTTCTGTTTAATCCAATCAAACAAATTAAAAATAGGGTCTAGGATTTTAGTTATTAGTTTCATGTCGGTGTTGCGTCTATCCAACTAGGCTCACAAGTATTACAACACTCTGGAGTTCCACAGTTTGTATGTATTTTTCTTTGTTTCCAATACATTTCCCTTATGTATTTACCCAAGGCAGCGTCATTAGGATATTCCATAACCAGCTGGTTAAGTTCTTTTAAACCTAAAAATTGGTGTTCTTTATCTTTAATTCTCATTATTTAAAACCATAAAATTTTCTGGGACCGTCTGGTATTTTATCATAATCTTTTTTTGATATTTTCTTCCCATTAAAATAATAAACCTTCTTCCAAACTTTCTTTTTCTCATTCATTTTGTTGTTAGGTAAACACCACACCAAACAACTGAGGCACACATAAAAGATTGCGCAACAGCTGTGGTGTAGTTAAGTGAAAAAAGGTTATTAAATGTTCCTAGTAAATATAGAAAATACAAATCTTTCTTGATTGGCAAAGTAGATAAATCTAACCACACCAAACCAAGAACGATAAGTATTAAACCAAGTAACCGCAACATCAGTTTTGCGCCTTTTTATATATTACTTTTGCTCTGCTGATAAGAATTTGGCTGACCCTAGCATCTTCGCTAGGATCAATCCAAGTTATCTCACCTGTTGTTGAGTCTTTTTCAAACAAAACTTTACCTCTGCCCCAACCCAACATAACAGCACCTTTGCTTTCATCGTCTGTAGAATAAACAACTTCTTTGCGAGTGCCTGGTTTGTAGTATTCAGCCATTAGACACCTCCTCATCATCGTCATCATTAGAATAAAAAAAGTAGCCAACAGTTTCATTTCCTACTTTTCCTCTAGTCCACATTACAGGACACTCTTCAAGCCAATCGTAAAAATCGTCTGGCAATTTTTTATCCGCTAGCACTAGACACCTCCTCAAGAATCGCAGCTTCTGAGTTCAAAAGCTCATTGTCGTCTAGGTCCTGTGTTTTTCTTGGCATAACTCCAACAACCCCATTCGGTGTTTGAAAGATATTAACTTTCTCTGCACTAGATCGAAGAAGCGTGACTGAATCGTTTGACCCTTTTAATACAAAGTCCTTTAATAAAGCCAAGTATTTTGGATCAAAACTTACATTTTCTTGATGCTCAACTTCTTGCTTAAATATTCTTTGCCAGTCAGGAAAAGTTCCGTCAATGGTTTTTACAAAAGTCGTATCGTCGTTGTATCGAATAGAAATACCGCCTTGTCCATTTTGATCTTCAACATTAATTCTAGCCTCACTAGTTTTCTTTAGTTGAGTGAAGACTGGTTTAATCCTAGATGAGTTTTCTTGATAAATGTCTATCATTACACTCTCAAAATCCAAGTGCGGTATTGCAAAAGGATCTGTGTAACAACAAAGAACATGGCCATTGGTGGCTACAATGTAAACACCTCCCTCTTCTCTGCGTTCGACAAACACGCTTCTTAAATAAAAACGTGAGTCTTTTGGTTTAGCTGCAAAAGCGCAAGCTCTTGCTAACATCTCACCATTTAAGTGTTTTACTTTATTCATTATTCACCCCCTTTATTTTTTACATACTCTTCAAAAAGCTCTGTATTTGTTCCAAAGAAAAAACTTTCTTTTGTTGTGATTTTTGCGAACTCAAGTTTAATCCAAATAGATTTTGCAATTTCAAGAACCTCTTCTCCGTCAAATCCCTCAACATCAAGTATGTTAATACCGTCGCTATATTCAGAAGCCCACTGAAAAGCAAAAGAAAGCAGCGCCATTTCAACTGGCGTTAGCTTCATTTTTTGATTAAGCATTTTTTTCTCTAGGTTTTTTCTGGCTCTTTCTTCAGTTTTACCTTTAGCAGAAAAGCCTTTCCATTCCCCATCGGTGACTGTTATTTTGTGCATAATTAACTCCCTTAGTTAAGTTTGTTTTTACAAGTAGTGCCAATCGAAACCGACACTACCCGTCGTTTATCCGTGTAGAAAGTTATTTCTCTACACTACTCAAGTCTATCAAACCTGTCTTATATATCAAGTTATTTTTATTCTAGTTTGATACACTCGACTTACTGTGGCTAAAAAAGAGTCTTTATTTTGGAAAAAAGTTAAAACGAATTTGAAATCGTTTCGGCTGATACGCATTGAATCATGGGTTAATCTCGGTATTCCCGATGTATTGGGGGTGTCCCCAGCTGGCGTGTACTTTACTGCTGAACTTAAAGTAACCCAAAGTAATAAAGTTTCGCTATCGCCGCACCAGATCGCATATCACGAAGAGAGAGCAGATGCACCCGCTTTTATCCTGGCCCAGGCCCTCCGCCCTTCTACCCCCAGAAAATTTACGATGCACCTCTATCATGCGTCCCAAGTCGAGTCGTTGGTCGTCCATGGGCTAAAAACAGAGCCTATATGGACCGGGGACCAAGGTTCTTGGGCCGAGCTCGAAGAATCATGGACCAAAGCCCTTAGAAATCCAATCAGCCGCTTCTTTATTCTGCCGTAACCTGTGGATAACTAACCACAGACTGTGGATAACCTGTGGATAACTGCTTGCTTGTCATTTCTAAAGGACCCAGAGCCCAGGGGCCGTCGCCCTGGGTATGCTTGCTTGTCATTTCTAGGAAAGGAGCTGGGGTCTGGCAGCGGCTGGTGCACATAGTGTAGCTGTTGGTGCTTGCTTGTCATTTCTAAGAAACAACCAGCCGTCCGGGCCGCAGCTGGTGTGCGTAATGTAGCTGTTGGTGGGTGCTTGCTTGTCTGTTCTGACGAGGCGTGTGAGCTGGGGGCCAGGGCGTGCTTGCTTGTCATTTCTAGAAAAAGAGCTGGCTGCGTCAGGGCGTGACGCAGGTGCGTGCAACACAGCAGTTGGTGAAAAAAGGTTTGTACTTTTATAGGATATTTTGTATAATAACGGAGTGGCTAGAAACCCTGACTAGCTAGAAATTGTGAGACATACAAATAGGGTGCTCACTCTAGCCACACAACTTAACAATAATAAGGAGAACAATTATGGGAATGGACGTTTACGGATTAAATCCAACAACAAAAGCACCACCACGACCTGACGAGAATATGCCAGAAGAGTGGCAAGAAAAAGCATGGCAAGACTATTTCGATGGTCAA